TCAGGAAGACATACTTCAAGACCTGCTTCTGTAAGAATCATATCTTTTCTTAAGTCTTCATCTGCACCTTGTACATTAGTCATTACTTGAGTGTCACGATTAATACCGTTACCAACTAATGGTCTGTAATATAGCTTGCTCATATCAGCCATAAGCATCATACCTGATGAATGCCCTCTAAATAGTGGTTCTTTAACCATATACACTGAACCGTGAATAGTGTTAAGAGCCATTAATTGATGACCGAATTCGCCAGATAATTTATCCATATTAACTCTGTACTGAGAAACATCGTTAACACCTGTTGATGTTCCATCTACTAATGTTTTGTTTAAGAAACCATCAGCACCCATTTTGTTAAAGAATGAAATTACTGGTAATGAACATAATGCTAAACGTTCGTTTGAACCACCACGAGCTGGGTCAAATAGAACCTCAAAGTCCTTTAGGAATCTATCATAAGTTAACTCAGATGCTTGAGCAGTTCTAAAGTAAGCTTTACCTGATTCATAAGATAAATCAGTTGTACCACCAACTACTGAGCTATTTTTAATAATATGTCCTACAAGACCTTCTGAATATTGAATGCCATCAATTCTTGCTTTTTGGTTAAAAAGCATAGCTCTTTCAATATCGATTTTATGTTCTCTTAGTTTTTGAGCTAAGACTCTATCAAACTCATTTGCATATCCACGTAACTGTGTTGCGTGTGCTGTGTTTGAAATTTCAGCAGCAGTCTTAAAGATTTGAGTATATCCAAATCCATCGTCGATTGTGTCTGAAAATACGTCAGGTGAACCAGTTCCTTCAGCGTATGCTGAACCGATAATCTGACATCTCTGTTCGTCTAAAATTTTATTCATATTAGACGCAGTACTTGAAACAGAGATTACTTTAGCTGAGAATGATGTATCTGCTGAATTTTGAGTTAATCCAGATTCTACTCTTACGATTACGTTACCGTAACCAGCATCACCTTCGCTGTCTCCCAATGTTCTAATTGCGATAACCATTCCTTTAACTAGGTTTTCAACACGTCCTGCTGAACCTGATGAACCTTTTGCACTTTCTACTGTAAGTGTTAAATCGTCGCCAGCTGCGACAGCTGCACTTCCATTCATATTACCATCAATGAAAAACTCTCTACTGGTATAATTAATTTTTGTTCTGTCTTCGAGATAACGGAACAAAGAATCATCAGTAGGAAGTTTGGCAGTCTTGCTCAAGTAAACGAAAAATGGACTTTCTTCAGGTGCTAATTCAGCAATCCTATCAGATAAGTTGAATAATCGTCTTTGGTCTGGAGCAACACCTGTGTTTGTAGCACCGGTAGCTGTAGTTGTAGCTGATAAGTTATTTACTTTCAGCTGTCCACTATTAATTGCCATTTTAATCCTCCAAGATTATTTTTTGGCGATACCTTTACCAATAGAACCTCTGTTACCAGCTTTCATAATACCTTCCCACATTGCATCATTGTCTGAAATCTTTGGTGGTTCTCCACCTTGGACTAGACCTGCTGACTTAGGAATTGATTTTGTCTTTTTTACAGACTCAATATTATTATTACTTGTCATAACTCCGTTCTTTTTAGCGTTCCAAACGCTGTAAAGAGTATCTAGAGGAAGTTGTTCTCTAGGTTGCGTAACAAATTGTACAAATTCTTTTGCTTCATCATTTGACAACTTGAAGTCTGCTTGTGCTTTATGTTGCAAATTGTCTACAGCTCTTTGAGCTTCTAATCTAGACATATAGTCTTGCATTTTAGCATTCACAGCATCATCAATTTCTTGTTGTCTCATTTCATAAGACTTAGAAGTTGGATTTGTATATGCATCCCAAGGATTAAACTCCTCTTGGGTTAACGTTACTTTTTGTTCTTCTTGTTGTCCTTTACCTCCTGATAAGTGGTTTCTAACTACATCGACCAATTCAGGATTGTCCTGAAATAGCTGTGCTACTGGTCTAAGTTTTTCTACCTCAGATTGAGCTTTGTCATACATAGACTGGAATTTACGTGCTTCATTATCTTCAGCTACGTCGGAACTCAAATCCTGTTGACTTGCTTCTTCTTCACTTATAACATTATTTTCAGAAGTTTCTGAACCTTCTAAAGTTTGTACATTTTCTTCTTGTACTAGTGTTTCATCACTCATTTGAACCTCCTAGATGTGCCTCATAACTCATTAATATCTTCCGACATTAAAGAGCTCATATCAGCCTGCACCTGTTCTTTTTGTTTTTGTTTTACTTTCTCAGCATTGACTCTTGTATCGGCATTCGCTTTGGTAACAGCATTACCCACCTGTGATTTGAATTTTTCAACAACCACACGTTTTCTGTCAGCAATCGATTCCCTTTGAGCAGTTTGTAAGTCACCACTAAGAACTTTTATTTGGTCTTGTAATTGACCAATAATACTTTGCATTCTTTGAACTTCACCAGTTCTTTCAAGAACACCTTGTTTATCAAATATATCAGTTTTCTTTAAAGCTTCGGTTCTATCAATTAACCCTAATTGGTACGCCTCCATATACATTTGATATTCTGCATATTTATTTGAAGGCATTGTAGAACCAGCAACGACTCTAACATCAAATGCTCCTGATGTTATGTCGTTTTTAATTTTTATTAATTCTTTAGTCTTATCATCATAAAGTCTAGCATTTACACTAAACTCAGTAATATCATTATTAGGCTGTACAATTCTAAAACTTTTTTGGAAAGTATAATGTTCTTTAGACATTTGATAAATTACTTTACCTAGTTGTTGTAAAGACATTTCAATATCTCTTAATTTACTTGCTCCTCTACCTTCACCCATTTGTGCTAAAAGCATAGTACCTCTAACAGAGTCTGCTGCACCTGACTTCATACCTTGTAATAATTCAGGAACACCAAAATTTAAATCAATGTATTTTTCACACTGGTTTATCAATGCGTAAAATTCACCTGATAATGGTTGAGGTGAAGGATAATGAGGTTCACCAAAACTAGGGTCATACTCTATAACTGCATTAGGATTTGCCCAGTCTTTTTCTAATTGCCTTAAATCTTCAACACTTCCTTGTGGTACTAGTAATTTTAATCCTGCTGATGTTTGTGCGTGAGACAATGCAAGAGAAAATAACTTATTAAGCAATCTTTGCATATCTTTTACTTTGTTAACATCTGATTTAGGATAAGGAGTATTAGTCCATATATTAGGTATAGGAATTATTGGATAAGTATCAGTATCTAAAATATTTTCATATAATAACACTTGACCAATAGATGCTGTAACTTTAATTCTAGTTTGTAATATTTCTACAAACTCATATCTTCCATCTGCTATACCTCTTTCATTTTGTTCTGAAAAAACTAAAAATTGTTCTTGACTCATAATTACTTCAGTTTCTTCTTTATTATCGGCTACTCTATAAAATGGAACTTTTACTTTTGTAAAACGTTCAAGTATTCTAAATCTATCAGTTATAGCACTATCATAGTCCATATTATCTATTTCTGAAGGTGTAAATACTTTTTGAGAGTTTTTATTCAAAGAGTCAGGATAATCGTCATATACATCAGAGTTTTGATGTTTTTCAATCTTATCTAAAAATTGCTCTATATCTGGATACAAGTCTAATAACTGTTCTCTTGTAATAATGGTTGACAAAATTATATTTGCTGCATCTTTAAAATATCTATCTTTTGATGCAGGGTCTACATAAACACGAAAAGGATTTATATGTGTAAACATAACTTCTCCTCTTCCGAAATCTTTTTCTGGGTCTATATATGCATAGAAATATCCCATACCTGTCGTTGCATAATCGTGAACTGCTTGTTTAAAATGATGTTGTCCATCTGATATGTCATATATGTATTCAAGCAAAGTTTTCCAAACATTAGCCATTTTAGCATCTGAATCTTCTCTAGCTAATACACTAAACTTAACTGGCTTAGAAGTCATTAAAGATTTTAATTTATCAATAGCAGCATATATTCTATCAACTGTAAAGTCTGCTTGACCTATAGATTGTAAAATATCTGACTCTTCTGTAGTAAAATGATTTCCTAGTGTAAAATCAATGCCATCTCTAGCTTCTACATCCCAATCTCTTCTTGCATCTGCATATTTTCTAAATATGCTTCTATTATCTCTTGCTTTTTGGTCTTCTTTTACCATTTTATTCCTTTATGACTATTTGTCAAATTTTGTTCCTTTATAAGTATGTAAATATTTTACTTTTTCTTTAGCCTGTCCTGCGTCAACTCTTGCATTATATTCTTTTCTTCTTTTGTTTTCAGCATCTATAGTAAATCTATCCATAAAATCTTTAATCTTTTTTTGAACTTTATCTTTTAAATTGAATTTTCTAACTTCTTTTGATAGTTTTTCTGATTTAATCATTTTTTCTCCACATATGACTCTAAAAATTCTTTATAAAATATTTTATTACGTGCAAGACCTCTCCTATTGCCGTCGGCATCTTTGAAGGTTCTTTCGTAATGTTTAAACCCTTTTCTTGTTGGGTCATCATCTATAGCTCCCATAACATCATTATTAGCTAAACATTTTGTAGTTGTAGGAAAAGTTCTTAAACTTCCAACATTAAAACATATGTCAGCTAAAGCATATTTTAATTTTTTGTCAATTCTTGACCAGTCGTAATTTTTTCTATTACAATATCTTTCAGCTTTATACAAAGATATTCCAGCTTCTTCAATAAGCTTTTCTTCAACTTCGTATTCGTTCATACCTGTTTTTTCTAAAACATTCTGTTCTTCAAGGCTTTTAATCTTATACCCATACCCAATAGTTTTTAACCCACCTTCTGGTGATTCATATGGATAAAACGTATCCCCTACTCTATTCTTGTAGCCTTCCACCCTTTTTAAGTAGACAATATATTTATCTAATGTATAATTAGATTTCATAACCCTACCTAATTTACTATTATGGTTTCTACGAATTCTCATACTTTTAGTCCTGTCATCCAATTTATTTTAGTTTTCATTCTAGGCATCAAATCATCTACACTTTCATACTCTTCTTTTTTGATTACAGTACTTTTAGGTGGTTTAGCAAAAAAATCAGAATAGTATAATCCATCTAGCAAATCATCATTTCTTCCTTTAGGAAATTGAAACAATTCATCTAATAGCTCAGTATGTTCTTTTTTAATATAAAGTTTTTTACTATTAACAATACTACCTAATGACATTTCTAATCTATCTTCTTTTTTAATACCGTGTGGTGGTCTTACTCCTAAATTTATGCCAGGCAATAGCTTCTTTTCTTTTTTTACCATTCTTTCTACCATATCACGCACCATTTCTTGAGCACCTACTGTTTCTACTGCAACTCTTCTTATAGGTTTATATTTTTTAGCTGTTTTTATAATTTGCTCTGGCATATCAAAAGCTGGTATCTTGTCGTGAAAATAATCAATAATGTATCTATTTTTATTAGCATCTATACCCATAACCATAATAACTTGATAATCTGATGTTTTTGTAGCTGTATGTGCTAAGTCAACTCCTAAGTATACATATATAGGAATCATTTCATCTTTACCTTTTAAATAACAAAATTGACCATCACTAAAAAAATCATAGTTATGATATTGAATTTTATCCATTTGAAACGTAGCAGAGTCTGTATCTCTAGCATCGTTTAAATATTCTTGTGCAAATTTGTCAATTTTACCTGCTTCTATGTATTCTTGTTTTTTTTGTTCTAATTTTTTTAGAGAAAATTGTTCTTCCCAAGCAGGCTTACCATCTTCAATAGCACGTATAAATGTTACATCCCAAGGAAATCTTTTATTATTTTTTTCAGCTTCTTGCCAACCGTCATATATGTTTTGCAAAAACGCGTCATAGTGTACAATAGTTCCAGATAACCATATCCAACCTTCTTTACCTGGAGATTCTTCTAATGCAGGATAAACTGTAGATACAATCCATTGTTTAATTTCATCTCTACGTACAGCAGTTTTTGTATTTAATTCTGACTCAAAGTCATCTAGTATAATACCAGTATAACGTGTGTCTACTTCTGCACGACCTCTTAAACGCTGTGAAGTACCTTTTGCTATAATACGATGACCTTTTGTAGTTATAAGGTCTTTTTCGGTCCATCTTTTACCAACATCACCACCACAAAGGTTACCAAAGTAATATCTTATAGCTTGGTTTGTTTCTAAGTGTGAACGTATATACTTAACGTGGTCAATAGATTGTCCTTGTTCTTCAGCAACCCAAGCCATAAACATTGCATCGTCTTTACTACCAAAACACAATTTATGCATTATTGCTGCTTTCATTAATACTGATTTTCCAAAACCTCTAGGTAGCACGTTACAAATACGTGCTCCAGGTTTTGTACTAATCAATTTTTTACCTAAGTCGTAATGAAAAGGAGGTGATGCAGATTTATGTAAAAAATCATTTGGTAAGAATAACTTACCAAACAGTATTAAATCTTTAGATGCTTTATATAGCAACTCTTCTTTTTCTGATATATTAGGCTTCACCGTGTTGCTCTACAAATGTTTTATTTAAGCCAATTAACTCAGCTTCTTTATTATATACAGATAAACAGTTACAATTTACACTAACATATTTATCAACAGGAATATCAACAAAATCATCAAACAATACATCGTATATAGAAATAAAAGTTTGAGTTAGTTTAATCGGTTTCTGGCATATCAGACACTTCCCTGGTTTGTTCGGCGATTTTTTTGACATTGTTACCCTCTAATAATTTTAATTGTTCATTTGAAAATCCACTAAATAGTGCAATAGACTCAGTTTGTTTTTCTTTTTTGTTTAACATACCTGAGAGCTCCATTAGTATTTTTATAGAATTTAACTTGTCATTGTCTCTGACATCTACCTTATCTACTATTTCTTTTGTTTTTTCTAGTAAATATTGAGGTGTTATCTCAACTTTTTCTAATAATGCTTCTAATTCTTTATCTATCAATGTTTCTATCCTTTTAGTTTTCATCAAAGCTGTGCTTTGAGATTTTATATAATCTTCTGACTTAGCAGAAGGAAAAGCTTTTTTGTATGCGTCAATTACCTTTTCACCTTTAACTACATACTTAGCAAATAAAAATTCTTGTTTAGTAGGACTATTTCTTGCTTTAAAATGTTCTTTACTGTTTATACCATTAAAGTTATATATGTTTTTACGTAGTTCTCCTTCCATACGTTGAGAAGGAGCACAAGCAAACATTCCGATAGCCGTTCTTATATATTCTCTATTGTTTAATGTTCCTTTGTCTATAATTTGACAAACCTGCCCATCATCTGTCAAAACCCAAGACCATAGGGGAGCATTTCTCCAATCTTCATATATTTTAATATCTGGCATAACCTGCCTGAGTTCATCGATATTTTCATATACTATGTGCTCCTTATCTTTAATAGTTCTTTTTTTCATTTTCTATGAACTATATACTCAGGTTGATTAGAACTAAGCCTAACCTCTACCCAACCTTTAGTTTGTGGCTCAAACATAGCATATCGTGCGTATTCTGCATATCCTATAAAAGAACCACCCCTAACAAACCATTGTCTTTTAACTTCTTCATTATCTTTGAAGATTTCAAAAGAATCAATAGGTTTTGCGTAAAGCTGGTGATTGTGACCTAAATAGTACATATCGGCATCAGGAAAAATGTTTCTTAGTCTTTGTAACTCCATATCTCCATTCTTAGCTCCACTTTTACCGTGACCACTAGCGAATGTAAATGAACCACCTTTGTAGTTTACTACTGTATATCCAGGAAATGGATAATAAGGTATTTCTAAATCATCACACATAACACGTATTATATCAATACCTGCAAGCCTAACAGAACGTAATGTATCGTGATTACCACCACGAACAAATAAACACTTATCTTTAATAGGTTTTATCATACTTACAAACTGTTCATACTGCTCATTATTGTTAAAAGCCTGGTCTCCTTCAGGAATATGGTAATTTGGTGGTATAAACTCTAACATATCTCCATTTCCAAACCAAACTGCATTTGGGTCTTTCTTTATTTTGTCTACAACCTTTAAGAATAACATTCTATCAAATACTTTACTACCTACGTGTACATCTGTAAGGCAATGAATGTTTACTTTAGGCTTTTTTAACGTTACTTCGTGTATTTTACCTGGAATTATCATTTTCTTTTTCCTCTTTGTCTAAAATATGCAATGAATTTTCAATATACATATAGTAGCTTAATAAAATTATGCTATAATTTATTAAATCTAGCATTGTGTCTTCAAGTTTTTCATCTTTTACTGCTTTTTCGCCTTTTCTCTTCAATAAATTAGCAATTCTAGCAATTTTATCTGATATTCTTACTAAAATACCAGTAGGTGTATCACATATTTTTAAAGATTCTACCATTTCAAAGTTAGAAAAAGGTTCTTTTTGCTGTGCATAGTCAATATTCTTGTTATCACATAAAGATTTAGCTCTTTTTATGATAGCATCATAGTTAGGAATCATATTTACCTCCAGATTTTTCCCATAAGTAGTTACCAAAGCCTAATCTATATAAACTATTAGCTACTACCTGTACTTGTGTTTCTGACATTTCAAGACTTGTACCAAAAGTTATACCGTGCATTACTTCGTGACACAATACTTCTAGTATTTTAGAGTGTTTCATTTCTGCCTCTATAATGATTTCGCACTGACGCATAGATATAGCACCTAATATCTCGGTATCATCTGTACCAAAATCTGCCTTAGAGCCTGAAATAAAACGAATAGTATAGGTGTGACCATTAATTTCTAGTTTTAGATTACTACTTGGTATTTTAAGTGCTTTGGTCACTAAATAAGTTTATAAACTATATTTTACATTTGTCAAGATTTTTTTTAAAAAATTTTTTTATAATCTATTTTACGATATTCCTTGACTTCGGTACTAAAACTCATTAATTTCTAGCTAGAACTAGCGTCAAACCTCTAGCTAGTATAGTTAGTATAGTTAGCGAACCCTCCAACTCTTTATATATCTTGACTTAGAGACACAACCCAAACTAAAAAAATAGCTTAAGTATGTGTGAGGTTCTTTTTTTGTGTGCACAAGCCCCCCCTTGTCGGTTCTAGGTTAGGAAAAAGTCGTTGAGTCTCGTCGGTAAAGTTAGAGATTGGGTTAGAATCTGAGCACGCAGGCGAAAGCAGTTTGAGCACTTTTTTGAGCACTTTCTGATTTTTTTTTCGCAAGTTTTGTCGACGACGTTTATGACGACAAACGTCAAATTCTAGCACCTAGTCTTCCTACGCGTAAGAGTACCGAACGCGTAACGCGTACTGAGTACCCTCGAGAAAATGAATTAGTGCTTGCATTATATGTGAGGAATTCGTAAACTTTGGCACTCATCGACGAAAAACGAGACACGTCGAGGAGACAACACCAATGTCTCGACATAGCGAAGGAGCTAGAAAATGAATAAGTTATCTCAGAGAGATGCACACATAGTAACAAGCGATGCGTTCGCGAACTCAATCGACATATTGAGCACTACGCGTTCTTACATCGAGAGAACAATGGTACGCGAAGAAGAGCCAAGAAATCCCGATTTCGAACACTCTCTACGCGTAAGATACAATCAACTCGTCCTCGAGAAATCTGACGAGCTTTCTACGTGCGTGAAATTATATAAGCAACACGAACTACGCGTAGCAGAATGGCTTACTACGAATCACCTCATAGCCGAGGGAATCGTACGCGAAGAGGAATCAGGCGATGCTTTCATCGTCGGTTACCTCGAGGCTTGGAATAGTATGCTCAAGGTTGTCGACTCAAAACACGAGGAGTTCGACCACCCATACCACCGAGCACTCGACGTGATTTGTGTCGATAGAGCTAAGAGATTCCAGGACGCAATCAATGGACTACTACGCGAAGGAGGTAGATAATGAGAGCACCGAGTAAGAATAAGACGACAAAACTAACAACACCAACACCAAAGACCGAAGGAGGGTCAGAGATGAAAATAGAAAACGATATGATTAGAGGAGCTTTAAGAGAGGCTATTCTTGGTAGCCTGAGAGTGAAGGACGAGATGCGACCAGTCCTACGCGATGCAGTCAACGTCGCAGAGGAGTTTGGAGCTATCACGCGTTCTGATGCATCAGAGATGCGTCAAGAAATCAGAGATGGAAACAAGCATTCTCTGAAGAGACTAGCTCAGGAACTTAGACAACACTTCACCGACGAGCAACCTGGGGAGCAACCTGAGGAGCAACCTGAACGCGAAGAACAACCACAACCGAGCACCGAGGGAGCACCTGATACTGGTCTCGAGAAGAAGTTCGACGAGTACAAATCCTCAACCGACGACAAGCTCGACAAGCTTTTTGATGCTATCGTCAACCGAGATAACCCTGGTACGCCTTCACCTACGAAGGACGAGAATGGTCTTATCGAGCACTGGGCTATGCCTCAGATTCACTCGATGCTCAAGACGAACAAACAAGTTCTTCTCGTCGGTGGTGCCGGTACTGGTAAGACGACAATCGGCAAGCAACTGAACGCGAAGCTAGGTCACGACGACGATAGGTTCTATCCTATCTCGCTAAGTGCCGGAGTTTCCGAGGCTCACTTGACTGGGAGAATGGTCATCAATGGCGATTTCAAGTCGACAAAATTCTTGGACATCGTCGAGAATGGTGGTACGATTCTTCTCGACGAGTTTGACAATGGAGACCCTGATGTCCTCGTCGGTCTGAACCAACTGCTCGCGAACGACGAAATTTCAGTTCCTCTTCGCGAAGGGAATGAGCTAGCTATTCGTCATCCTCAGTGCTACGTCATAACTTCGGCAAACACTTGGGGAGGTGCTCAGGACGCAATGGCAGTCGGTAACTACGTGCGTAAGGAGCTTGACGATGCTACCCTCGACAGATTCACTTGTTCCAAGTTCGCGTTGGAGGTCGACAGAAGAATCGTCAATGCTATCGCCGGACTAGAGGACGACTTCGTCGACTATCCGACGATGCCTTGGTTGACTAGTGAGGAGATGCTCGACGTGAAACCATTTGTTATCGAGCTACGTCGAATCTTCGATGCTATCGTCGAACATTCCTTCAGACCTGAGAAACAAATCAGAAAGCTTTGTTCCCCTCGATTTATCGAGCAAGGAGCTAAGCTAGTACGCGAAGGTTGGAGACCTGAGGAGGTGCTCAAGATTTACCTTCAGGACTGGTCAGACGACGAGCTACACTCAATCGGAGTATCTCGAGACAAGAGCAAGAGACGTTTCGGTCTCGTCACTATCAACGTCGACCAAGACGAGTTCTTCTCAGTGGAGGGTGCATAATGGCTAAGAACGCGAACAACAGACCATTGACTGCTACGCGTAGCAAAGTCTCACGCGTAGAGACCAATCACTATGGAGGCTTGACGAAAACTAAGTCGGTAGTCTCTCAGGAGTTCGGTAGTCTCGTCGAGTTCTTAGACGAGATGAAAGCAGAAAGTCCTGAGAACGAATTGTTCTTAGAACGCGTTGGACACTACTCAGACTTCGAGGAAGTGCTCGACTATACTTCCAGGAAGACGTTGCTCGAGTCTCTTCGTCGAGGCTATGCAACGAAAGAAGGTTGGGAGTACTACGCGAACGAGAAGTCCAAGGTGCTCGCCGACCCTAGCAACGTCGCTAAGCTCGGTAACATTGGTCAAGACACTCGTCGTAAACGTCGTCGAGACTTAGCCGGTTGCATCGTCAACATCGACAAAGCTATGGTCGGTGTAGACCCTATGGAGTCTTACAAGAGGAACAACAGACAGAAGTCAGTCAGAATCTTTATCGACTATGCTCAGTCTTGTTCAGTTCCTTCCGAGAGAATCTTCGAGACTGCAACTCGAGCTATTGCAATTTGCAAGACCCTTGAGAAGAAAGGCTACTCGACAGAGATTGCGTTCGGTACTACGTCAGAGTTTAACTCAGACCAACGACACAACTCACACTTTGAGCACTTCCCTGAGGGCAGTTTCCTCGGTGTAACTAAGTTCATTGCTAAGCCTTCAGGTGTTCCTCTGAACGAGACAAAGCTAGTTAACTATTGCTCGTCAGGAATATTCAGAGACTTAATCTTCCAATACTGGAGAGATTGTCTCGGCTTTGGTGGTGGACTAGGTCGTCCATTCTATGTCGACCACAACGTCGAGAGAAATATCGATGTGCTCAAACAGATGACCAAGTCAGATGTTTACGTCGGTAAGACAGACCACTTCGACGACATACTAACCAACGTCCTAGGACATATCCAGGACTAACACTAACACTATCCCCTCGGCAATAACGTCGAGGGGAAACTAAAAGGAGAATAAATTATGGCTTTTCCAAATGGAGAACTTATAGACAGAGAACTACTAAATCATCCGAGATACTCTCAGAATGTGTTCAGACACACTTTGACGAGTCTTCAAGATTGTTTGACGATAATCGAAGAGACTGGAGGGCTCGAGGAGGCTATGGAATACCAAGGAGAAGATGAACTAAATGCTATCTTCCAACTTATGGACGTAGTCAAGCACTTGCACTTTTACAACGAGGAGGACGAATAATGTTTAGATGCAGAAAATGTGGCAGTTATAATGCTCGAGAATGTTTTCCAAAATGTAAATGCAAAGGAGGTAAATAATGAGTAAGATTGACGTATCTTGTCAGATTTGTAAGAAGGAATCTGAGATAAAAATGGAGAAGAGTCCATTCAGTGGAGAATGGTATCATCCCTGGAGAAGGTTCGATAGGTATGGTATCTTCTTCGGCTTAAAGTGCTCGCCTTGCTTTAAGAAATATCCCCCTTCTTTTTAGCATTATCTAAAAAGAAGAACACAGAGAACCCTCGGCAATCGTCGAGGGTTTTTTGTTTGTGCTCGTCTAATTAGTGCTCAAGTAAAACATCAACAAAAGTCGGCATATCTAGTTATTGTTCGACATAGAATAAAAAAAAACTTGACACTTTCAAAAATTTGCCGTAAGTTATGTCGATGATTTTGCGATTTTCAACTTACAATTTTGGTGTTTTGTCGAGAACACTACTCGTGGAGGGAGTGAGGTCTTCCTTTAGTGTGACTTATTCATTTGCCTCATTCCCTCTGCTCTTAACCACGAAGGAGTTAATATGATTAAAAAATGTTCAATATGTGATAATGAAATAGATTTCCAGTATCATCCTGAGACTGGAGAAGTGATGTGGCGAGAAGGTCACAATGCTCAACCACTTACCAATGGTAGATGTTGCACAGAGTGTAACGAGACCAAGGTAATACCAACAAGATTAGCTATGTTCTTTCAACGTCCGGCTAAAGTAGAGGACAAAGAAGGAAATACTATCTACGAATGTCAAGTAACTTATGAAGGAGACGAATAATGAACGAGAAACAAGCAAAGCTATTGCTCGATAGATATAGAAACGTAATAGTTCCACACTTATTTGAAGAGATAAGAGCTATTAAAACATTACCAACAGATGAAGGTACAATAGAATATGCTTTCTTATGTGACTACATTGATGATTTACTAGAACAATACCACGAGAACTTCAATCTTGCCGATAGTGATGTTGAGGTTAAACCCTCAATGGTAGAGAGAATGAGCACTTGGGCTTATAAAAGTGCTAAAGGTTTGGTAAAAAGTTTAGTGGATGATAGAGTCGCGAAGAGGGAAACACCAACAAGATTAGCAATGTGGAGGAAAAATGAAATTTGAATTAAACTGGAAAAAAAATGGCAATACTTCGACTACTATTGATACAATCAAACCTAGATTTGAAAACATACTTGATATAATCAAAGAACAAGCAGTCAATGATATTGGCATTGCAGAAGTGTTTGATTTAGAGTGGGAGAATGGAGAACTGAAGTATGAACCTTCTTTCAAGATAAAGAGAATAACAATAACCATAGAAAGATAAGAGGAGGACTAATATGTTTGAGAACATATACGGAGACAAACTAGACTTTGGTGCTATGAAAGTAACAAAGTACAGACAAGTAAACAAACAAGGTGCTCAAAGCCTAAAGTGCTTTGAGGGTCGAGGGTTTTCCGAGGGTACATATTTATATGTACTTGAGCCTAAAAAACCAGTGCCACTACCACCAGGTATGAAAATGACATTGGCACACGTTGCAGTAGATAATGGAACTGGTATATCGGATTTATTTCCTTTAGCTAGTATCGACACTACTACACACAACTTAAACGAACTTACAGACGAGGTGAAAAGATGAGTAAAAAAGAAATAAATCAAGATTACTTTATTAATAACGCAGAGCTAGGTGCACTCTATGTCTTTGTCGACGGAAAAGAGTACCAAGTCGATACGAGTGAGCTAGACCTGAACAGAGTGCTCGAGGATATAGCAAATAGTGCAAGAGATTTGACACCATACCTACATCCAGTGCTCAAAGAGACGAAGGGAAAAGGTAAGAAGAATGAGTAATTACGATAAAATATATAAAGTCTTATCAGAGTGGTATACTAAAAAACAAATTGATAAAATTTGGGAATTATTAAAAGAGTTTGATAGAAAGGAAAATAACAATGAAAAGTAACGTAGAGAAAGATATTACACCTAGAGTCAAGAAGTATTTAGACTTGGCAATAGATGCAGTAGAGACCGGAGATGTACCAAAAGCAGTAAAAGGTGCATTTAAAAGATATGCTCAAGGTGAAGACCTAGGTATCAAAGACATAAGTGAGATACCTTCTGAGGCTATGGCGATGTATTACATTGGATTTTGTGCCGGTGCTCAACTTACTTTGAAGAGTGCAAAGAAAGATATGCTCTTTTTAAAGCAAGTGCTAAACGGAGCTAAAAACCTGGAGGTGAACTAATGAAGTTTGCTAACAGAGTAAATCAACTTATATGGAGGGTGACATTTTTTGTGTCACTCTCTATATCAATGTTTAACGTTTTAGTATTTGAGCACATTAAATACGATATATTAACACAAAATGCTTACGTATGGGTCACTGAACTTTTAGCCGGACTCTCATTAATGTTTTTGCCAATGTTTAATTTAGCAGTGTTATCGACACTAACAAAAAAAACCTTGACAAAAATTTTTAAAAGCCGTAAGTTATGGGAGATTTTGCGATACTTTCAACTAACCACAAGGAGATAAAATGAGTATACCAAATGATGCACACGTTTCAAAAGTAACTATGAATCCAGTTTCAAATATGACTGGTGAAGAGTTCAAACAATATTCACAAGCTATATCCACTATGGACTTTAGCAAATTAAATATCAACACTTGCAACAAAGAACGTAAGACTGAAGAGCCTTATGTATCTTACAAGCTTGTAAGACCTCACGATATTTATGGTTCTAACGCAGAGTTTAGAGTGCTAAAGTTTTGGCAAAGTCCAAAAGCACTAAAAGTGCTCAATCACGAGAACGATTCTCGAATCTTTACGGCAGTAAAGAGTGATGCCACTTATGGTTCTTGGGAACTTGGTGATATGTACTTCAGAGACTTAGCTAGACTTATTCACGAAGGCTATGTCGTTGAGCACAAAAGGTCAATAGAGTTCTCACTCTACGAGTGGAGAATGTCAGTTTACCATATGTCTATGTCTACAGGAATGTCAGAAGAAGATGCATTTAATGAATACAAATCAGATATTAATGGTGTTCTAAAGGCAATGAAAGACAAGGGTATGGACTACGAAAACGTCGTCAAATGCGTTGTTAATGCAGATTCTAATGAGACTAAACCATTCTACTTTAATAAAGCAGTAGAAGAGGACTTAGACTTCTTAAGTGAAAGTTTTAGAAATAGTCACTCAGACGAAGTTAAAACTATACTTAACTTTATAAACTCAGTTATATGTAACTATAAAGGTAAGCACTTAAAAGAGCTTGAAAAACAAGGTATAGAAGTAACACCTTCTAAGATGAGACAACTTTGCGAACCTTGGGATATTATAGATGCTATGGACGAAGAGCTAAAGCTCTTGAAGAAAGCAGTATCTATGTTGCCAAGAGTTATGGCGAAAGACGAAAATGTCGGTCAAGCATAGCTTGCAGATAAAAGCACTTGAGCACCAACTCGAAACGTTAAAACTAAATCGCGAGTCGGTGCTTAAGTCTATTATCTTAGCAAGAAGACTAGTCAGAAGAATGTATTATCAAGTAAATACAACTAAAGATATTGACATCTTGAAAGATTTACTTAGAGACATTGAAAGAGAAATACTACTAAAGGATATACTATGAAAAAGGAGATATTTATGAAAATAAAAAAGCTAATCAAAGAACTAAAAAAGCTTGAAGAGAGACACGGAGATAAGAAAGTTACTTTTGTTTGGCATCACGAACCAACTGGAGCTACAGAGTATTATCATATCATAGACGACCAAAAGCTAGATGCCGAGCATATGGAGCTTACAGACGATATAGAAATTTACGTAATGGAGGAATGATGCTAGAGATTTTGTTAATCATTAGTATTGCTTACAATGCAGTACAACACAAAGACCTAATAAAACAAAAACAAGACTATGAATGTCTCGTTGATGAGCACAATAGAGTAGTCAGTGAATATGAACACGAGAGGAAATAAATTATGAAAGAATCTAAAAGAGTCAACGACTCAGTCATTCAAGAACGTGAGCAACTTTTTAGTGCTCACATTAACAGAATGAAACCTTTACTACCAAAATTTTATTGGCACGTTGATTGTTATGGAGAAGTACACATCGACGAAGAAAGTATGTATGATGAACTAAGACGTGCAATACTAAAAGCAAACGAAAAGATAAAGGAGCTAAATTATGATAGATAATAGTACACGAGCACTTAAGACTCACAAGCTTATAAAAAAGTTGCTCAAGAAGCTAGATGAGCTTGGGTATGAGTTTATGTTCTTTAATAACATCTCTTCTATTAGACAAAAAAGAAATATTTCTCAAGAAGAGGCAGAGTATGAAGGGCAAAGAGAGAAAAATTTAGACCACGCAAACGATTCAATGACCAACGACCTGGAATTTGATGAGCACAATGATAGGTGGGTAAACAGAGATAAAATTATAGAAAGCGAGGTATTGTGAAAGAACCAATAGAAGAACTATTCAAAGCACTTAAATCTTTAAATGTTGTAGTAGAAAAACTTACTCTTGCTTTGGCACACGAAGAAGAAGAGTTAAAAAGACTCACAAATGAGCTAGAAAAGCTCAAAAAAGAAACAAGTTGAAATTGTGCTCAGTTTATTATTAAGTTAGTAAATATTGCTATATTCAACAATATGAGGAGTTACATATGCTCGATATGAAAACTACTAAAAAAATAAGTTGTGGCAAACTAAAGCAATTTACATTTATGCTTAAAGATGAGCACGCAGTAAAAGGTTACGTTACTTGCTCATTCTTTGCTAAAAACTTAAAAGACGCAGTGCTCAAGGTGAGCACAGAAAGAAACAGAAATGTTGATTTCGAAAAAGACTACGTCTTTGAAGATTAGATGCACTTATAATCGGTTATCTTGTGCATCACTGGGGGAAGTCTCGTAACGCAAAATCTCTATCTTCCCCCTTTCTTTTAAAAAAAAACTTGACAAACATTATTTCTAGCTTTAGCTTTTCTAGCTAGCTAGTTAAAAAAATATTACTTGACATTGCTAGTACTAGCTTGCTAGATTCTAGCATCTTATCATTCGATAAGTTCCTTTCGTGGTGTTGGGATAGAGAGGTGAGTAACTTATATAGTAAGCACTTGCCTCTCTTTTTTTTTATGCTTATATTCTAATTATGTCAATCATAGGTTTTATTTGTCCTGATGAAGAAACAACATCATTCAAGGATTGTTTCGAGCACTGCAGAATGTCAGAAAGATGTATGTCAGTAGCTACTTTGAAAGCTATGGCAGAACAAAGACCTAACGACAGACCACCGAGCACTACAGAGCTTTTATCAGGAACTTGTGAAAGCTATCTTAAAAGAACCGAAGATTATTTTATCAACCCTCAAGAACGAGCATTTGCAATTATGGGAACAATACACCATCTCAAACTTGAGCACAATGATTTACCTGAAGACAAATATTTACAAGAACAAAAGCTAGAGGGATTTAATATCACCGGTATTCTAGATTTCTACGACGTAGAAACAAAAACTTTAATTGATTACAAAAACACTGGAAGCTTTAAAGCATCGAAGGTGCTCGGACTTGCTCACCGATTAGTTCCAGACCCTCTGGGAAGCAAATACAAACGTTCAGGTAAGTGGGGAAAAGCCGGAACTATTAAAAAAGTAAAAGAATTTTATGAGGATGAGAACCTTAAAGATTTTGGTGACTGGGGATTTCAAGTAAATATGTATCGATATTTATTAGAACAACAAGGTCACGAAGTTGAGCATATGAAACTTCAAATGAACATAAGAGATGCCGGAACTTATAGTGCTAAAGATAGAGGAGTATCTAGAAATATATACTTTGTTGATATTCCTTTTATTGACAATGATATTTTAATTCCGTATTTTATTGGTAAGAGAGACAAATTGTTACAACACTTGTCTGAAAAAACTTTGCCTGAAAAGTGCTCGGATAAAGAGACTTGGGAAGGCAATAAATGTAGAAACTATTGTGAAGTTAGACACTTATGTCCTCACATTAACTAACTAGGAGAAAACAATGCCTGAAAAGAAAAAAAGTGTTTTTGATAACTTGTTTGCTATTAATGCTAATGAGTTTAAAGAAAAGAAGGGAAGATACGATTACCTTTCCTGGAGTGATGCTTTAGCATACATTCTAAAAGAATACCCTGATGCAACTTGGGATGTTCACGAATTTTCAAATGGAGAAGGTTTCGGTTCTCAACCATATATGAGCACCGATGCAGGTTGCTTTGTAAAAGTTTCCGTGACTATCGAAGGTATCACGAGAACTGAGATTCACGCAGTAATGGATAATTTCAATAAATCTATCAAAGAACCTAATGCCGTTCAGATTAATAACTCTATCAAACGTTGTTTGGTAAAGTGTTTTGCTTTATTCGGTCTTGGTCTTTATATTTATCAAGGAGAAGATTTGCCTGAGGTTGATAAACCAAAACCACTTAATGATTCTCAATACAAGCAAATGATGAGTCTTGTTGCAAACAAAAGTGCTAAGTATAAACAACAACTTGCTCAAGCAATCAAACAAGAGAAAATAAATTCTAGCAACTTCGAAGAGTACTTTAAAAAGCTTATGAAGGATGCAGAGAAAACTAAAAAAGAGGAGAAGAAAAATGTCGATTGATGAATTGATAGGAGGAGCAGACGCGTGGTTTGACCCTTCAGAAGCAAAGTCAACACCTTTGGAAGAAGGTTCTTATAGTGCTCAAGTCACAGACTTGGTCATAAAGAAAGACAAAGAAGTCCAAGGTAAATTCTTGGCAGATATTTATGAACCAGTATTTGAGATTAAAGGTAGAGAGGTAAAGCATAAAGGTTTGTTTAGATTTAAAAAGCCTGACCAAGCTTTATATCCACACCTTCAATCAGATATGGGAAGTAACTCAGGTTACTTTGCGTTCGTAAAACTATTAGATGTCGTCGAAGAGAAAGACGGAAAAATGATGTTGCCACCAGTAACTCTCGAATTGTTAAAACAATACGAGTATAAAGTTGATGTAGTTATGGAAGAATGGACTGGTAGAGAAGGCAACCTTATGAAAACTGCAAGAGTCAAAAATGTTACAAGTGCTCAAAAGCAAAAAGTAACTGAAGATATTGCAGATGATGATTTACCTTTTTAATTGCCTAAGGTAACGTGTAGTTAGGTAGCTAGTTTTCTCATATATCTCTCAGTTAGTTGTTAATCGTCAACGGCTAGCTACCTTACTTATACACAATTTGTGGATATTTATGTGGATAACTTAAAGGATAATAATTATGCCGGCTAAAAATAAAAGAAGAGGAACGTACTACGAAAGAAAGTGCGTAGAGACTTGTGAAAAATATGATTTAAAAGCAGAAAGAACTTGGGGCTCAGACGGAAGAAGTAGAGGTTTACACCAAGAAGTAGATATGGTTATAGAAGATAGTATTTATGTTCAGTGCAAGAAAAGAAAAAAAATTGCCGAGCACCTAAAACCCATCGATGAAATTCACGTTCAATTTGTTGGAGAAGACAGAGGAAAAGATTTAGCTATTATGTCTCAAGAATATTATTTGAGCTTGATAGCTATGATAAAACAATGTACAAAAGAAAAGGAAAAATAGAATGGACTTTGAAAAATATGCAAAAGAAACTCTAGAAACGTATCAAGAAGAGCTTAAAAAGGTGCAAGAATCGATTAACTTGCACGTAGGCGAACTTGATATGCTTAAAAAGTCAGAACAACGTTTAATGGGGGCTATTGCATCTATTAACGATTTGCTTCTAAAAAGAGAAGAAGAAAAAGAAAAGAAAAAAGCGAAAGCTTAAAACTTAACTTCCCTTCAAAATGTGCATTAAAAGGATGCTCGTAGGTAATCAACCCTACTTACCCTTATAATATAATGCAAATACAATATGGTTGGCTACTATTAACAGAAGGGAAGTTAACATACCAAGGAGAAAAAATGGTACAAAATGATATGATATTGGTAGCACTAAAAAATGGTGAGAAAATTACACAACTATCTGCATTAGAAAAGTTTGGTTGTTTACGTTTAAGTGCTCGTATATGGGATTTAAGAGACCAAGGTCACCCAATTAAAACTAGAAATATAACTACACCTCAAGGAAAATCTATTGCCGAGTATAGTTATGATAAAGAGAGTGCTCAATGAGCAAGTTCAACATCACTAGAAAAGACGGAAAAGAAATAAGTAAAGAAGACATACAAACTTTCTATTTACACTTGTCAGTTGTTTGTATGAGGCTAGGTTTATATTGTGAAGACGTTGAAAAAGAAAAACCTAAAGGCACTTACACTGCTCAAGAATTACAACTATCTCAGGTAAATCCTAATTGTGAAGTATGTGACGACTAGGTTTGTTAGGCTTGTTCAGAAAGCTTTACTTTATCTTAGAGAATCTAATTACTCAAAAGAAACGTTAAAAAACTATTTTAAAGAAGAAGAATGGTTTGATGACGAATACATCGAAAGCGAAAAGAGAAAGAAAAACGAAGTTGCTTATAGCAATAAATCTAAGTTCCAGCCCTATCGCTGCCCAAGGTGCTCAAAGCCTTGGAGATATTATACAATGCCAAAAGGTAAAGTTGCACTCAGAGAGTTCCTCGGTAAAGGAGTGCCAATGGAGAAAAAAGAATGTCCAAAAGAATTAAATTGCATAAAAAAATAATTGCTAACTGCGACAAGTGCTCAAAGCCCATCAGTAGTCCTGTAAACTATTTACAAAAACATTATTACAAACAAACAAATATAAAATATTGTTCCTCTTGCACAGAAGAAGTTCACTCTAAACTTACGGCAAAGTATCTGATATGAGATGTCCTTCTTGTGGTTGGTCTAATACTTTAAAAAATTATCCAAGAAAAAACTTGGTGCTCAAAAAACATTTAAATCCAGAACTATTAGAAAAACTAGAAGAATTATTTTTGTCAAAACTAGAACCATTAAATGCTTACACGTTACTTCACACTGCCAAAGATGTTGAGGATGAAGTCTTGAAACATTGTATAAATGTGTGGATTAATCGCAATTTAGCAGAAAAAGGTTTTGATGTATATTATTTTATAGGTATATTGAGAAACGAGAGCAAAAAGTTTGACGAAAAACTTAAGCTAGAAAAAAACAATTTAGAGGAGCTACCACCCAACCTTGAGTGAAAGACATCATAACTTAGAAGTTTCAAAGATGTATAGTGGTCTATCGGAAAGAGAAGTCCTGGCATCTATCTTAATGAACTCTGACAACTTACACAAAGTCAGAAAGCTTTTAGTTAACAAACAAATCTTTTACTTTGATGACCACCAAATTATTTGGTCTGCAATCTATGCTTTATCTCAAAAAAATGAAGTAATTGATGTAAGCTCGGTAGCTAATTATCTAGGTGAGAAAGGTCATAAGCTTACGTTTTATTTAACCGGTATGGTAACTGACGGAACATTACAATCAAGAGTTGAGCACCACGCAAGAATAATTTATAATCTTTACATTCGTAGAGAGCTTTACAAAAAATGTCACAACTTCTTAAAAAGATTAGATGTTGAAAGCTCATACAAACACATATCATCAGATATAAACTTATTAGAAAAGATAGCAAGTAACTTTGCTCAAAAAGCAGATATAGGCAGTGGTGACATCTCAAACATCACAGATGAAATGATAGAAAGTATATTTGCTAAAAAGAATTTAGTACAAACTGGTTTAACAAAAATAGATAAAGCTATTGTCGGTATGACAAAAGGTGAAATATCTATTATAGCAGGTAGACCTGGTAATGGTAAAAGTACCTTAGCACTTAATATTGCAAAAAATATGGTGCTCGACGGCAAGAAAGTAATGTTCGTTTCACGTGAAATGCCAAGGGTAGAGATTATTAAAAAGCTTTTAGCTATGCACACAAAAGTAAAAAATAAAGATATGCGTGGTAATGCAGAAAATCACAGAAAAGAAATAGAAAAAGGTTTAGATTTTATAAGAAAGTATTACAAATCGCTTTCATTATTTGATAATTTAAGAAGTCTAGATGAAGCAATCAACGAAGCAAAAAAAGTCAGACCTGACGTTATCATTGATGACCATATAGGTTTTATAGAGTTTCCTCACTATGATAAAAAAGATACTAGACATCGTATAGCAGAAGTTACTCGTAGATATAAATGGCTTGCAAAAGAAATTGGTTGTGCAGTTATTCTAGTTTCTCAACTTAATAGAAACATCGAGCATAGAGTAGATAAGATTCCACGGCTCAGCGACCTTGCTGAGTCTGGAAATCTTGAGCAAGATGCAGAGATAGTTATCTTCAATTATTATCCATATGTTTATGAGTATGACAATGCCGAGCACGGAGAATTTGGTCAACAAATAATTATTGCTAAGAACAGATATGGTACAACTTGTAAGTTTGATATGGGTTACGACGGAGATAGTGCTCTGATATTAGACTCCCCAGCAGAAGCTCGAGCACATTCTGAGGACCGAGCACTTACTCAAGAAGAAGAAGCTATAAATCTATTTGAATAGTTCCCATATTAAATTCCATATCTTTTAAAGAACTTAACCAGGCATTCTTATATTGTGCTCTTTTTAGTTGTATCTGATTGTTGAGTTCAGACAATCTTTTTTGATGAAATTGTTTTACCTTCTCTAAATCTTGTTGGTCTTTGCTTGACATTCTAGTATAAAAATCTTTATAATTAGTTCCTCTTACACCAGGTTTTTCTTTAGTGCTCAAGTTTACAGGGTCTAGACCACCAACATTAGAGTCCATTACTTTTTCAAACATATCATTCCATAGTCTATCAGGATTATCTGCATCGTTTTGATATTTGGATAAAGCCTGGTCTGCCTCATATTGAACGGCTGCAAAAACTGCAACTGCAACTTTGTTAATGTCTATATCAGAATAAAATTCTTTTTCCAAAATATCATAAATATATCTTCCTTTGTCTTCAAAGAAATAAGATTCTGCTCTGTCGCTTCTCTTTCTTTGAGGTTCTGCAAGTATATTTCTTCTGTAGTCGTTTTGATATTTTTGAAATTTTTGATATAATTGATACTCTGGTCGAGCACTTTGTTGTGCTTTTTTTAATCCTTGAGCACTTAAAGCTGTAAGTTTTGCTAAACTTTCCCCCCAAAGTTTTAATCTTTGATTTGCATTTAAATCATAGTAAGATGCTTGAACAGGATTGTTTTCAGGGTCACTATATAATCTTTGAGTAATAAATGCACCTGGAAGTCTTAAACTATCTCCTAAAAATCCTGCTATGTTTTCTGCCTGTGTAAAGTTTGCTAAGCTAGTAACTCCACCTCTACCTGCAGTTTCAGCTATGATTTGATAAATACCACCTATTTCTCCAGTCAAAAGTCTATCCATATGAACTTGCATAGGTGTTCTGAATTGTTCAACTGGTGTTCCAAGACCTTCGTGATACATATATTCTATACCTGCACCATTAGTATAAGAGCTTGCTAAATATCTTAACATACCACCTACATTGCCGTCTTCTACTGCAGGTCTAAATACGTTATTGTAAACATTGTCTGTAACACTTGTTGCAATTCTAGTAAACAAAGTTAAAGGCTTTAAAAATTCGTTGTTAAATATTTTAGGTAGATATTCAGCCTCAGTTAATCCTTGAGTCATAGAGTGACCTCTAGACATAATCATAATTCTTTGTACTTCTGTAAACTCTTGTGGGTCGTCTATAGCTTCTGCTACAACCTTGCTACCAATCTTATCACCTACTTTGTACTCTTTCATTACTCCAGCACCTAAATCTACATCATCTGCAGTCAAATAAATTTCTTTACCATTTTTATCAAAGTATCTTTTTTTAGACATTAACTGATAATAACTCTCATCATTCATACGTAATGTTTCTCTAAGCATTCTTTCTGCATTTACAACTGCTTGCTCATCAGAAATAGTCAAACCTTTTCTATTTCCTTTGAGCACTTCTAAAGCCATATCAGCAGCGTGTGCTGCAGTATATGCTGCAACATTTCTATTTCCTATCTCAGTAACTTGCATACCAATAGTAGCAGTTCTTTGTGCAAGCTTACCTAAATCACCTTGCTCAAATAAAAAATTATTAGTTGCAGTATCTATAAGTTTTTGTCCTGATAACTTAGCACCTGAACGTTGAAGTTGCTCAAAATCTTTAGTGGTAATTCCTTTGCCAAGATACATAGCTTGGTCATATATATAATTTGCACCACCACGAGCTAACGCTTCTTCTGCAAATGTAGAATAGCTTTGAGCACTTCCCAGCCCAAAGTTTTTAATAGGTGAGATAAATCCTGAAAGCATAGCAGTAGCAGTAAAACCAGTTATATTGTTAGCTCCTTTAGCAAAAGCTTGTTTTACAGGACTTGATGACTTTAACCCCATCAACTGTTTTAAATCATCTTCTAAATAACTTTGGTAATATTTATAATCTTGAGCACTTAATTCAAACTTCATTCTATTCATAAATCCAGCAACAACAGAACCATAAGGTGAACCAGGTTTGTCTCCAGCTTTCCATAGTCCTTCATATCCAAAGTATTTTGTATTAGGTGCAATATTAGCATATCTAGAAATATATCTATCCATAGAATTTTGATAGTTCATATCATAAGATTCTATTCTTTTTGCAATTTTAATTCTTGACCTTCCTATCGTATCTCCGACTTGTTTTTTATAATCTTTTGCAGTTGCAGCTATAACTCTACCAGCATCGTCTAAAAAGTATACTGGTTGTAACTGAAATACTCTTGAAAACTGAGTTCCGTAAATTCCGTGTTTTTCAGAACGAGCAGTAGTTTGCTCGAATCTTTCTAAAGCTTCTTGTAATGTAAGTTTTTTACCTCTTCTAGCAGCATCAGATTGTATATCCCTGAGCACTTGTTGTTTCAAGCTTTGATTGTTATGTAGTAAAGAAACCAGGTCATCTGTTACTGTTAATGGCATAAAGTTATCAACTTTTGTAATATCTCTCCACGCAGGTTTTTTAGTTTTAGGATTTATGTATTTTTCTTTTACATTATAGTCTTTTAATATTTTGAAAGCATTATCAGTAAATTCAAAATGCTTGTCTACTAAAGGTTTGAGCTTTCTTCGTTCTGCTTTTGTTAAGGTGCTCAAAGGACCAAACACCTCAGGCATAATTAATGCCATCATATTTGTTTCATTTAATTTTGTTCTGCTAAAACCTAAATCTTCAGCCAACTTAAAAAAGTTTTGTTCCATATGTATTCTTCCGTCTTCTTTAAGCCTTAAAGTCTCATTTACTTTATCAGTTAATATATAAGATATTTTTCTCATTGTTGGTGAGTTGTATTTTCTAGAAGAATAATCCCAAAATCTATACATAGGTAAAATTTGATTACCTATACCGTCTTTTACCTTTCCTACTCTATTTATAATATTACCAAGAGTTCCCCAGGTATTATCTTCTGCTGTGTTAATTTTTAATTGATATGCTCTATTAAAGTATTTAGAGTTATCACTACCGTATGATTCTAAACCATATAATAAGTTTTGATATGTAATGTGCTCATCTGCTGTAAGTTGATTACTTTTTTCTTTACCAAACAAACTTCTTCTAAGTGCTCGTGCCTGAGCACCTTGTATACCAAAATCTTCATCTGCTCTACGTGTAGCTAAAAACAAACCATCTACATCTTTTCCTGTGATTGCAGGTCTTCCGAATGCAGCAGAACGTAAATCATCTCCATATGCATTAATCAAGTTTTTTGGTATATTTGTTTTGTCTGCTATACCCATATCATAAGACATCTTGAAAGCTACAGTATTACCATTGTTTAACTTTATGAGGTTGTGGTCTCTTACTCTACCTCCACCTCTTGCTGTATAAAACTCTGCTATTTTAGGAACTGGCTGTGAATCGTCAGTAATAATTTCTGTCATAATCTCTGCTTTTTTACCACCTTCTCCGTCATCTACAATTCTTACTCCACCACCTTTTTTTGTTTTTACTGTAACAGTTGGTGTAGTCATAGACATACCAGGCTCTCTTTTAAATAGTTTTACATCTTCTACATTAGAAGCTTTTGTATTGTCTCCTTTATTGTATTTGATTTGTACAAAACCACTTTGATTTTCAAAACCTTCTTGACCAAATTTTCTGCTTAACTCAAAAGCATCATTTTGTTTTAGACCTTTAACGAGCACTCTAGGTTGATAAGAACCGTTAACCATAGAGTTTATTACAAAAATGTCTTTTTTATTATATCCTAAAGCTAGTATTTCTTCTAGCAATAAATCTGTGTAATCATAACCAGGTTTAGCATTTACTAATATTCTATTAGGTCCGTTTTGAGCACCTAATATTCCATACTTACCATTCTCTATTAGTTTTGTTATATCTTTCTCTGATTGAAATGTAGGTATTGGTGCTTCCTCTACAATCTCTTCTCCGTCTTTAACAGTTACTCTTCTTTCTACACCTCTTTTTAGTGGCTCTATATTGTCTAAATAATCAGAAGTTCTATAAAGACCGAAAAAATCTTCAAAGCTTCTAGATACTACATTTTTTTGTTTTATGTTTCCATTAGGATAATAGACATCATATACTACACTATATTGCCCTGCTGGGTCATCTTTGTCTGTGTTAATTTTTCTTAGTTTAGCTCTAAAACCTTTTTCATTTTTAAACTCTAATCCACTATAGTAGTCTAAAAGCTTAGGCATTTCATTATGCACTTTAACTAAAATATTGTCTGCTATCAAACTTCTTGCAACTGGGTCTTCCATACCTGCAATTTGTAAAGACCTACTAACATCTGCTCTTGTTGTTTGAAACTGAAAACCTCCTGCAAGTCTTGAAATACCTGTGGTTACACCAGCTGATATAAGCCTATCTGTAAAAGTAGAACCTTCTGATGTCATCATTGGTGCTATTCCACCTGCTATAGCTGAAGTGGCAACTGGTTCGAATAATTGACTAGGCTTGTAACCTATTACTTCTTTACCTGCTTTGTTTTTAAAAGTATGACCAGGAGATAAAATCTGAGCATATTTATACTGAGAACGTGCAAACAATCCACCTGCTAAATAGTCTACAGGCAATCTCATTATTCGTTGTTGCATACTAATTTGGTCATCTGCAGATAATTGTCCTAGTGAAGACCATATAAAACCTTCTCTGTTTGCACCTCTTAAAAATTCTAAGGTTCTAGCTCTGTCAGGTCCATATTTTGCTACATCTCCAAAAAATCTATTTAAATTACCTTCTAAAGGTCCACCAGGTCTAAGCTTAGAACCTAAACCACCACCTTTTACACCTATTCCTGTTTTAGCTATGGCTTCAGCTCTTTTACCTGTGTTCCATAAGTTAGCTGCATCTGTAAGTTTTTTACCATTTAATGCATACATAGGACCAGTAATTAGTCCTCTAATTGTTGATGCTGAGATAGACATTGCCATAGTAGCCATACCAGTTACATACCCTGCACCTCTCGCAGCCTTATCTCCCAAACCTAGTTCAACTATAGGTACATCAGGTTCAATAAAAAAAGCACTACCAAAACCCTGGAAATATTCATCTACAACTTTTGGATTACGTTTACGTGGTTCTTCATTGGAGTAAGGCATATTATATTGAGCATTATAAAAAGTTTGTGTTATTTCAGGATTGTCGCTGAATTTTACATCAAAACCTGCTTGTAAAGGCTCTCTTACTGCTTTTGTAACAGCTTTTACAGTAGCATCTACTTTAGGTTTTTCTTGTACTTGGGAAAAATAATAATCAGGTGCTTTGGTTTTTAGTTGCTGTCTTTGTCTTTCTTTTAATTCAATCTTTCTTTGCTTACTAGTTTCTATGTTTTTTTTAAAAAACCCAGTAAGTCTATCTAAAAAAGAAAGAGAATCTTGTTTCTCTTCGTTCTGTTCTATGTTATCAACAGGAACAAATTTCATATGTCTTAATAGTTTATTGTTTCAGGAACTGGCATATCAGGATATGCTTCTAAAAGTTTATCTCTAAAGCTTTTATAGTCACCTGGATTTGCTTTAAAATGTTGTTTAATTCTTTCTGCATCTTGTTTGCTAATACCTGCACTAGGAGACGGAATAACTTCTCCTGCTGCATTTAGTGGTATTCTATCGGCTTGTCTATTTCCAAGGTTTATTGAAAAAGTTTCATTTGCATCAGGCTGAGCTAAGATTACTGGTTTATTTTTATCTAAATTAAATTGTTGTCCAGCCATACCAAAAGGAACTGAGCCCAAAATATTATTGAATACATTTAAACCTGCATCTGCAGTAAATCTTACGTCATTGCTTACAGCATCTTTTTGTAGTTTATTAAGCTTTGTAATTGTATCAAATACACTACCACTTAACAAATTTTCTGCGACTATTTTATCAACTTCAGCTTGATTATTAGATATTTGACCTGCTCTACTCATAGCATCTTTTAAAACTGATTCTACTTGTCCTACATTGCTAGTAGCTTTTAGCCTGTTAGAAAAAGCAGTTTTTTCTTCTTCAGATAAGAAAGGTATAGAAGTTAAAGTTAGTTGACCTGCTTCTTTAGTAGTGTCAAAAATAAATCCTTTTTCCTTATTCTCCATTTGTGTTTCTATATTTTTGTAAGCCGTAGAAGTCTTGTCATATGAAGTATTATTTCTAATACTTACAATACCTGCATACATATCATCTCCAGATTTTTCTTTTACATTTTCGTTAAAGTCAGTAAAAATAGCTTGATTGTTTGTGTCAGAAGTTTCTAAAGCACCTGAGAACATCTGAATAGCATTTTGTGCTTCTGTTGTTTTATAATTTAAACCATTAGCTTTAAACATTTGTGCTAGTTGTTTATCACTTAAATTTAAACCCTTGGTTAGCTCAAACATTTGTTTTATATCATCAGTTTCATCATTTACAAGATTGCGATAATTTTTTACTCTGTTCTGCTCACTTGTACTATTTAAACTTCTGACAGCAATATCACTTTGCTGTTGAAGTCTTTTATTCATTTCTACTGTTTGATTTAACTTGTCTATTGCAAAGTTAGCTAACTTCATATCTACTTCAGCCATATCTTCTATCTCCTGCTTGTTCCTCTAGGTATGTCATTATATCTGATTGCATATCTTCAGGTAAGTTACTATAAGGGTTATTATCTGCATTTGGGTCTGGTACAAAGAACTCTCCTAGACCTGCTAGTTGCATAGCTGTTTGTCTTCGAGTTGCTTCTGCTTGAGATACTAATAATTTATTTCTATTTATTTCATCTACAATGCTTGAAGTAATATCGTATAAACTTTTACCATAACTTCCTGTCATATCTTCTGACAAGAAACTAGCTTCTCTACTAAGTTCTCCCATAAAATCTCTACCTATATTCAGACCTGTTCCTCTTTTACCAGCACTTCCTCTAAATTTATCTGCTGCTGAATAAATTTGATTCATAGCTTTTCCTCTTCTCATATCTAAAACGTCGCCTGCAAAACCTGCACGTTCTTGAAACTGTATGTTATACATAGCATTATTAGGGTCTGCTGCATCATAAAGCTCTTGTGATATAGGAGCAATAAAAGGCGTATAATCTTGTAAGGTGCTAGGATTTACATTGGGAAATAAACTAGTAAGAATATCTAATGGATTTTGTGTAAAGTCTACATTACTTCTATTGGTGCTCATATTGTTTTGCACAGCTTGAGCACTTTGGACACCATTACCAGAACCAAGACCTTGACTAGCAGTTTTCGCTATTTCAGTATTAGGATTATTACTGAATGTTTGTGGCAAGTTATTCATTTTCATTATATCTTCAAAAGCCATATTATTTTATTCTCCTTGTCCATAAACACTAGCAGCATCTTCAAAAGGGTTATACCCTCTACTCATAGCTATGTCAGGATATATATCATATATTTTTCTTAAAAAAGTATTTTTTTCTTCTTGAGAAGCACCAGGGTTTTTAAGATTAAACTGGTCTAAAGAAAACTCAAAAAACTTTTCATTTGGAATATTAGCAGTAAATCTAGTGCTCAAATAATCACCCATTCCCATTTTTTCTCTATCTTTACCTTCTGCCATTAATAACTCTCTGTTTGTCAAAGGTGAACCTTCTACTTTTCTGTCCATATATTGCTTACTTTCTATACCTGTAGTGATTGTGTCTAACACTGCACCAATAGCTAGGTTAGTCTTTCTCGCAGATTCTATATCTTCAAAACCTTCTAGTATAGCTTCTTGATTTTTTACTAACTGAGCACCTACACTTTTTGTTCTAAATAAAGTTTTTGGCATACCTAAACTACGAAGTCTTTCATCTCGAGCACCTTCGTAACCACCTGCTGCGTACCTTAAACCTTCTTTACCAGCAGTTGCTAAAAGAGCTCTTCCAGCTGTACCTACTCCAGGTGCTAAAAAATCTACAGCTGCAGGCAATACTGTACCAGCTGCTTTAGCTAAAGTGTCTGCTAAACCTGTTCGTTTTTTAAACTCTCTTTGTACTCTCTCTGTTTCTCTTTTTAATTCTTCTCCAAATATATTATATATAGCTTTATCAGCAGCATCTTGTATGCCAATGTTGTACAAAGCTGTACTAGTAGCAGCTTTATCTTCTGCTTTTGTTGTACCGAAGTCTAATTTACTCTGTTGTGCTCTAGAGAATCTCATAATTTAATCCTTTTTAATTTATTGATAAATATGTGCTCATTTCTACTATAAATCATTATTATCTACCACTAATTTAGGTGCATAGTATGTATTACCATCACCCTTTAAATACCATTTAATTCTAGCTTCTTCTGGTATTTCCAAAGTAACTGAACTATACTCAATTCTTTCTTGCCTACCAAACTGCTCTAAATCTCCTAAAGGTTTGTTTTTATGCAATCTATTCATTGTTTTAACTTCACCATCATATTGACTTTGTTCTTCAAGATAGTTGTTATACCAAGTTAAAATAGTACCTTCTTTACAATGTTGCATTATTCTTGTAGGAAAATATCTTTTATTAAACATATCTCCAAATCCATCATAAAATACACCATCATACTTTCTATCAGTAGGTATATCATCATACCAATCGCCTTTGACTGGTATTACATTAGGTTTATCTTTTGCCCACTCTACCAATGCATCGTATATATTGTCATTGATTTCAATAATAGTATGTGATTCTATGTCGTGTGCTTGTATTAAGTCAGCACTTATACCCATACCAAAACCAAACTCTAATATATGTCCACCATTAGCACATACAATATCTGCGTGTAATTGCATTATAGGAGTTTCCCAGTCAGACATTACATCCCAACCAGTAGCTTCATCTATAATACAATCTTCTTTAACTGTATAGTTTGCTGTTGATGCGTACCCCTTCATCGTCCAGGACCTCCACCAGATGCTAAATGGTCTCCTCCAATACATTCGCTTATTCTATGTGGAGCTGTACTTAAATCACTAATATTAGCATTAGTTACATCTGAATTTGCTGTGCTTTGTAAAGGGTTGTTACTACCACCTATTTTTTCAAAAGCATTACAAGGTCCACCAGTTGTTAAATTGGCAAATGAAAGTGTAATACCACCAACATTTGAGTCTGTCATCATAGATGATAAACTTATATCGGTTGTTTCTACTACTTTACATTCATCTGCAATGTCAGCTTTCAGTTTTACATTAGTATTAGGTACTGCCATTATTTACCCTTTATACGATTAATTAATCTAATAAGATAGCCAATCACTATTCAGCATCTCTAATTGCTATATAGTCTGCTAATTCTGCATCTACTTCAGCCACTTCTGCTTCAAGACTTGCTTTTCTTGCTTCTGCTTCCGATATAGCTTCATCAACTGATTTTACATCAGTCCAATCTAATACTTCCACATCTTTACCTGCAGCGTCTTTCATCATTCGTGTATGTTTGATTTCAACCATTTTAGGTGAATCAACTGCTTCTTGTGTTTTTTCTGCGATTACTTTAGCCATTTAACTTCTCCTCTAATTTGTTTATTTGTTGTTGTTGTTCTTTTATTGCTTGTACCAATATTGAAGTAAGTTTAGCATAATCCATTGTTTTATGTGTCCCACCTACTTCTAATGTTTCTGTTTCTTTAATAACTTCAGGCACAATCTTTTCCATTTCTTGTGCAATAAATCCTATATCGTGTTGCCCATCTCTTTTTTCTATCCAGTCAAATTCTACAGGATTCATTTGTAATACTTCTTTTAGTCCATAAGGTATAGACTTTAAATTTTCTTTAAATTTTATATCTGATGCTGTTGTAGTAGAAAAAGCAATAACATCTGCATCTGCGTGAAAGTTTCCTGAAGTGTCCATTCTAAATTCTTCAGTACCTGCAATACCAAATCTAAAATTTCTTGCTGTTCCTACATTATAAATTAACGTATCACTATTTCTTGCTGATATTTCTAACACATTTGTAGAACTGCCTGTTCTTTCAAGTCTTAAACTAACTTGCTCATCTGCTGCTTGTATTTCTAAACCCTTATTAGCATAGCTTAAACTTGGACTTGTTGTACCAATACCAATTCGTCCAGTATCATCAACAGTCATTTGATTGTTCATTGTTCCTGACGTATTAGAAGTTAAAAACCTTAATTGACTTGCAGAATCGTTATGTGAGTTTGCAAAGTGTCTAATAGCAGCATATCCAGTTTCATTGTAAGTGTTTTTAAATAATAAAGTTTGATAATTAGATAAATGTCCACCACCCACTGTATGCATTGATGCACCAAGAATTAAATTATTAGCACTTGCACTACCTTGAACGTGGAGCTTTCCTCCAGGAGAGCCAGTACCAATTCCTATTCTATCGGCAGATGCATCTGCTCTAAATAAATTTGTATCAGTATCTCCCTCAATTCTTGTATCGCTATCGTGTCCACCTTCATTAAATACTGCACCATATTGAACTGACATTGGTGAACTAAATGAAGTATTACCATAGATACTATGATTACCAGAGCTGTCTATTAAATAGCGTTGATTTGATTTTAGGTCATCACTATCTGCAATTACAAACTGTGAACTATTATCAGGAGTTCCCATTCTTATAGCTCTTTGACCAGGTCTTTCCAGTTTAAGAACTACTGGACTTCCTGTAATATGTAAGTTAGCATCTAAAGATGTTTCTCCTATACCAACTCTACTTGTACTTGCATCACAAAATAGCAAATCATCAATCGTATCACTCTCTACTCTAAAATCTGTATTAACTCCAGGGTCGTTAACTACTACCTCTTGATTACCTTCGTGTAGTCTAAGCATTTGTCTATTGTCAGCATAAAATACAACATTTCCATCGCTTTCTTCTTGTATATAAGTATGACCACCTCTACCATCTAAGCTAAATTTAGTTCCAGCAAGAATAGATAAATTTCCAGTATTTGTGAGAGCCATTTGTTCGCCAGATGTATCCGAACCAAAAAATCTTAAATGCCCATAAAAACTATCTATTCTCCATATACAACTATGGCTTGTGCCAGGATTAATAACTATTTCTCCACCTTCATTAGCATCTCCACCATCATCAATAGTAAGTAGTCCACCATCAACGATTAAATTTTTATGTATAGTGGTTTGACTTGGTGTCCAAGTTTGCAACATTGCACTATTGGTAGTATCTCTTAAATAGATTAAATCATCTCCAGTATTATTATACATAAGGAAGTTGGTATTACCATTTGTAAAATGTACACCATAATTAGTAGAAATACTTCCATTATGAGTTGAACTACTATTAATATATAATTGTGCAGCACTTCCTGATAAATCTGTAACACCAATAGCATCTCTACCTAAATACATTATTCTTGCATTGTCTTCAAGTTTCAAAGTAGAAGTAGTACCACTTCCAGTATTTGTAATGTGTAATAAAGTATCAGGTGAAGTTTCTGCTATACCTACTCTTGATGAAGCAGCATTTAACGTTAATATGTTAGATGTGCTACCACCGTCATTGACTGTAAATCTTATATCTTGGTTTGATGCAGTGTTTCTAATAGTAAACATACCAGTATCATTTGATATGTAACTTGCACCTGAAGTGTGATAAAGTACTAAATCAGGGTCATTACCTACACCTAATCTTACATTGTCGTCTGTATGAACATAATCAGTTCCACCTTCAAACATTCTTAACATTTGTTGTCCACCTGCAACAAAATCTATTGTATCTCCTGATGGATTATGAAAATAAGTATCACTTTTTCCGTCTAAATAAAACTTTTCTCCTGAGTTCATAATAAGTGAACCATCAGAATCTATTCTAAATTTTCGAGTCAGTGTTCCACCTTGTCGAGTGTGAAAGTCTAAATGTCCTGCTCTACCTGACTCACTACCGTCTGTTAAATGCGTATCTATTTTTGCTACTGATGATGTTCCTGATTGGCTATGACCAAATATTAAAGAAGGTCCACTACCTGCACTTGTTGCTGTATTTCTAATTTCTATAGAAGGATTAGATGCATTACCAGTAAGTATATTACCATTTATGTCTACTCCTGCATCATCTATTCTTAATTTTTGACTTGTAGAAACAGTTGTGCCACTTGTAACATTTGACGCTACTTCAAATGCCATATAAGCACCACCAGAACTATCAACATTCACTTCAATCCTACCTGAATTTCCGTCTTGGTCAGGTTGTTTATTTCTATGGTTAAATGTTAAATTAGCATTACCACCACCATCATTAATAGTCATTGCTACACTTCCACCACCGTGTCCAGCAATAATATCATTTGTTGCAATAATACTACCATTATCTCCTAAAGCATTAGTATTAACACCTAATGCACCTGAATCTATTTTAATATCTCCAGTATTAGTTAATAAGCTTCCATTAAAAGTAAGATTAGCTTCACCATTTACTGTAGAACTATTAGTAGCAGTCATCACTCTATTATTAGAGCCATTTTCTATATAAGCTATTCTTTTTGGAGTTCCCCAAGTTGTAGCACTTTGGTCTGCTAAATAATGATAAATATTTTGAGTGCTTTTATCAAATGCTAAAGCATTCATATCTCCACCAGTACCATCTGAATATGTAGATAAAACTAATAAGTCTTGATAATCACTTCCAGAACTACCAGTTAAACCCTCTAATGTAGTGAAATATGCTCTTACTTGTTTTCTACCACTTGTTGTAATAGCATTAGGTTTAACATCTCTATCATCAGTTGCTGGTAAATAATCTACAGCTAAAGTTTGAGTGTGAATACCAGAAAGAGTATCTTGACTTCCTGTCAAACCTGTTCCAGCAGTTATATTTACTCTTGTTATATCTCCACTATTATTACTAAAAGGTAAATCTTCTACAAATATTTTTTTAAGACCTACACCATTGTCGTGAAACATTATAGTATCACTTGATGCGTCTAAACTGCTAACTGAAGTTAGTCCATCTATATTAACCTCTATGTCATCAGCATTTACTGTTATACCAGTTCCTGCTCCAACTGCTAAAGTTCTTGTAGCAGTAATATCTCCACCACCTGTTAATCCTGCACCTGAAGCTATATCTATAGAACTATGGTCTTTATGTTCATTAGCTACAAAGCCACTAAGATTGTCGTGTACAATTTCTGAATCGTTAGTACTTATTGAATTTGTTGCAACGCTTATACCAGTACCAGCACCTACTGCTAAGGTAACTCCACCTGAACTAGCACTACCACTTAAACCTGAACCACCAGTAACAGATGTAATTGTACCTGCATTATTAGTAAAAGGTAAATCGCTTACTGCGTTTATTTGAACCTCATTATTATTTGATGAATCAAAAAATATTATATTATCATCTGTTGCTATGCTATCAGATATGGTAGAAAGTGCACTAAAAGCTATATCTACTTTATTAGAACTTATAGCTAAACTATCTGAACCTACTGCAAGAGTTACTGTACCTGAACCTGTAATTGCAGAACCACCACCTGTTAAACCATTACCACCAGTAACTGTTACAGAAGTAACCGTACCAGCATTAGAAGTAAATCCTGAATCGTTGTTAAAACCAGATATATTAATATTGCCTTTTGTAAGTTTCTTCTGAGCATTAGAACTATCTACCACTGCAAAAAAGTCTCCGTCTCCGTCTGATGTAGAAGTGTTAAGTTCTGATAAGTCTACATCTATGGTTGGTGTAGCTCCTTCTCCACTATTGTTTGACAGTTCAATTAAACTACCTGCAGTCAATGTTGCAACATAATTACCAGTAGTTTTTGTTCCTAATGCTACGCTATCATCAGCAATCGTTGTAGCAATATTTACTGCTGCACTACCATCAAAACCTGCTCCTGGTGTTACACCTGTTATATCTCCAGTTAATGATATATCTCTAGCATTTGCAAGCTTAGTTGCTGTTCCTGCATTACCTGTAGCATTACCAGTTACATTACCTTCTAAATCTGCAACAAGTGTTGCTTTTGCATATCCTGTTTCAGTTACATCTACTGTAGTTGTAGGCTCTACTTGTAAATCTTTAAATAATTTAAACTTACCACTATCATTAGCATCTCTAAATAAACCTGCATATTTATCAGTTCCACTTGTATCGTACAAACCGTAAAAACCAATATCTACAGAATCTGCAGCATTGTTAGCTTTTGCTAGTTTGATTAAAGGGTCTTCTACTATAAGATTATTAGTGTCTATTGTAGTTGTAGTTCCGTTTACTACAAGACTGTTAGCAATAACAACATCATCTGGTAAACCAATAGTTATTGTACCAGAACTTTCTGCAACAGTTGCTTCATTTGAAGTTCCACTAAATGTAATTGTACTTCCTAAAGTTCTTTGAGTAGAGTTAGAACCATCTGAAACAGTAATACTATTTGCAGCTAGTTTAGTAATAGCAATAGCTGCATCAGAAGCAACTTGACCATCACTTATAGTGTCTAATTCTGCCAAATCTCCTAAACCTAAATTACTTCTCGCTGCAGTTGTAGTAGTTCCTCCAGTACCACCTCTAGCAATACTTAAAGTTCCTGTAGTTCCTCCAATAATAGGTAATCCTGTAGCATCTTGTAAGTCAAACGCAGGTGTTGCATCGCTAGCTCCTAAAGCCACACTTACTCCACCATAGCTTACAGATGTATTAGTTAGAGCTACATCATTAGCATTAACAGTAATTCCTGTACCAGCTCCTATGTTTAAAGTTGTGCTTGAACCTAAAGAAACTGAACCTCCGTTTATTAATCCTGCTCCAGCAGTTATTGTTACAGCAGACTCAGCTAGTTTACTGATAGCTATAGATGCATCTGAAGCAACATCGCCATCTGATACTTCATCTTTAATTGCTAAATCTCCAAGCCCTAAACTTGTTCTAGCATTTGTTGCACTTTCGTGATGATATGCTCCTGAACCAGTAGATACAATAAATTGATTTGCACTACTTACAGCAGTCATAGCATCTAAATCTTCTAAGACACCATCTACTCCAATGGTTAATGTTTCATTACTACTTTGATTTGTAGTAAAGTTTCCTATAGAACCTATACCTGCACCAGGACTCAAAGTAATAGTTGCATTAGCAGGAGCAGCTATACTTGATATTTCTGAATCTACATAGGCTTTAATTGATTGTTGTGTAGCAAGTTTAGTGTCGCTATCAGAAGACATATCGTTTTCATCTAAAATAGCAGTACCACTTACACCTGTATTTATAACAGGACTTGTTAATGTTTTATTAGTAAGATTTTGTGTACCAGTAAGAGTAGTTACAGTAGAGTCAATAGCTAAAGAAACAGAACCAGCTGTACCTCCACCAGTTAAACCAGTGCTAGCTACAACAGAAGTTATGTCTCCACCACTAGAAATAGGTGTAGTAGTAATAGAAGCACCAATGGGAGTTCTTCCACTTTCAATTAATCTACTTTCATAAACTATGCCTTTTCTTTTTTCTAGTCTTACAAGATTACCTTTGTCTATAAAAGATATAGATTGACCTTCTTTTATTTCATTATTAGAGGGTCTGTTTGTTCTGAAAGAATCAAAACTATCTTCTCTATGTCTACCTGAATTAGGCATTATGTAACTCTTCTTCTACTTAATCTGTATTCTATTGTTACGTCGTTTATTTCTACTTTACCAGTAGAAGTAATTTTTAATGATATTGATTGACAATCTTGACCAACTGTAAATGTTTTTACGTCATATTCAGTAGTATTAATAGATTGTGCACCTATGCTAGTAAATGATGTGCTACCGTCTAAAGCATAAGCAACATTTAAACTTCTGTTTCCACCATCATCTTTTACTGTTACTATAACATTAAAAATTTTCTTTTTCAAACCTGGATTTTCAAAGTCTAAATCTTTAGTTATAAAGCTTATTGCATTTGTTCCGTGGTCTCCAGTAAATATAGCTAGATTTTTTTTGTTGTTATTTAATCCTTCAAAGAAAAACACTCCATCAAAAGATTCTACAAAGTTTGAAACTTGAGTTGCAGTTGTTCCTCCCTCTGAAAAAAGACCACCTGATGCTACAATAATAGTTGTTGTAGACCAAGATTGTGTAACAAAATCAAATACAAATATTTCTTCTTCTGTTGTTACTGAACCATTTGTTGTTATAGCTGAATCTTGAAAAACTAATAATTGTTTATATTTGTTGTTGTAACCAATAGAAGGTTTAAGTTGAGCACCACTGAGCACCTGACCATCATACCAAGTTTTATCATCTAATTTTGTTGTTAACTCTACTGGTGCAGAGCTTCCATTAAACATATAAACTCCGTGATTATTTACCCAACATACTCCAAAAGGTGTTTTAGTAACAGCTTCTTGACTTATACAGCCCATACCTTCAAACTCTCCTTCTAAATACCATCCTGCTTCAGAAGTAGAAGATATGTTAACTACATATAATTTTTTTTGTTTAAATGCTAATAATCTATTTCCTAAACTATGTAAAGCAGTAAAAGAATCTCCGTCATTAATACCTATATCTAAAAAGAAAGTATCAGGAAAAGTTGTGTATCTGTTAGGTAGTGTATAATAAATTCTATCGTTATATTTCTCTCCATTTTTTTTAACATTAGCTACCCAAGCTCTACTAGCACAAACTGTAGCACATTTATAACCACCTGTTCCAAATGAAATAGATTTTTCTTCTTGTGAATATCCATTAATCGATTCATATGTTTCCAATGAAGGATTAATAATATTAATGTTTTCTACTTTAGCAAATGCATCTGCTGAGTCTCCATATGTATTGCTTACATTCCAAGAAGTATATTCTTCAAAAAAGTTTTTTCTTACTCCTCTATCGTAGTCTACGTCAAGAAATAATATTAATTTATCATTTGTATTTTTCTTTCTAGTATATATTCTAAAACCTTTTTCTGTTTTTCTAAATGTTTCAGATGTGTTAATTCTAATTCCTACGTCTGCAAAATATTTACCAATACCTATAGTAGCAGTATTTAAAGGTGTAGAAAATGTATGTGGCAATGATTCGTTGTCATTATAGTCTATTAAACTATAAGTAAATTCATAATCTCCTTCAGTCCATCCACCACCAGTAATAGCATCTTCTGTTTGTTGTATTAAACCTGCTCCGTCTGGATGTTCTAAACTAGTTGCATTTCCTAGTACATTTCTAGATACTTGAATGATAGTAGAACCAACTCTGTTTTCTACTTGCATAGCTTCATTTCCAATTAAAAATATAGTACCAGTAGTTAAATTGTTATTAGCAGTACCTGAAGATGCTTGAACTGTTAAAGTCGTAGTATCAAAATCTATAGCACCATTTAATGTAACTGCATTAGAACCATCGCTAGTTACAGCAGTAGATGAAGTATAGCTATCAAATTGTTTTAGAGTCATAATAAACTCACCAGCTGCACTCGGTTGACTATTTAAATTCGTTCCATCAACGTGAAGAGTTTCAAATATAGCATCAGTAGTTGTTTCTATGTCTGCATTTCCATCAATCCATTCAGAAATAGTAGTAGTATTAAATCTGTCTTTATCTATGTACTGAAAAGATTTAGGTGTTGAAGAGTTGCTTCCATCTACTACTTTTTTGTCTGAAACATATAAAACTCCATTTACATAATAGTAAACAGGCTCTACTTGATTAGTTGTTCCCATATTTATAGAAGGGTCTACTTCTAATATAGGGTCATTATTATTGTGACCTGCTGCACTAGTTCCTTTACAAGCCCTTACTACTGTCATTGCATTATCAACTGCAATAGCAGTAATCTCCATAACTTCACTATTTATTTGTATAAAATCACCTACATTAAATACAGAAGAATCGTCTACAGTAATAGATGTAGCAGAATCATTAAGATTTCCTACCATATTTAAAAGGTTGTTTGTAGAACCATTTAATTGTTTAGATGCTTGAGTTCCATTTAAATGAGTAAAGTTTCCTGTAGAACCAAAGTTTCTAGAAAAAAAATCTATTGTTGTCTTTCCGTTTCCGTTTTGAGTCGGATGAGTAATAACTTGAATACCTTGTGTTAAAGTACCACTTAAATCTAAGTTATTTTCTGAATTAAATATAAAAGCACCATTGCCAGTAGCATCGTGTGTTAATGTTGTAGAGCCACTTACTTTAGCAGTTGCTTTAGAAGTAGACTTAACTAATCCTTTGTAAGAAGTAATAACATTGTCTGATTGAACTGTTTCGTTTACAGCAATATCTCTGGGGGAAGATTTTGTATTCATTCCCCCTGTAAAATCATTTAATGTAAATTGACTCCTAGGCACTTCTTTGTACCTTTTCAAAGCTACGCATTCCCCCAAGACCGAGCATACCTAAAAGTACAGTCGTTAACGTACCCATATCAAAGGTTGGTAAAACTACTTCATTTCCAAAACTATACAATATAAAAGTAAGTAAAGGTTGTAGAATATAGTGATACGCCAAAGCAGAAGCACATATCCATCCAGTAAAAGGTCTCCAGCCTGCTACAAACATAGACGTATGTCCAGCTTCTACTTTATTAACTTCCATTTGAGCTTTGTTTATCTCAGCGATTAATTGAGCTTTTTCTTGTTTATCTAAAGTAAACTTGTCTACGTGACCAGCTACTTTATCTATTATACCTGTAACAATGTCTAGTCTAGGCATTGTCCACATCCACATTCACAATTCATATTAATACCTCTTTTTTTTTCTTTTCTTTTTTTTATTATACATAATATATCCTTTATCTACATTTCCATCTTCTTCGTGCTTGTCTAATTCTTGAGTTAGGGTCATTTCTTGTTTTAGCAGAACTTCTTTTAAGTTGTCCTAAAGACCTTGCACAATACGACTTTCTTCTTTTAGCTGCTTTACTACCTTTTTTTACTTTACCAGTTACAGCAGTTTTTAATTTACTTCCAGGGTTAGCTCTTCTGTAAGCTTTAACACCTTTTCTGGTCATACCAGCACCATCTTTAGTTTTTCTATAGTTGGCGTTTTTACCTTTAGTTGTTCTTCGTATTGCTTTTGCTTTTTTTCTTGCCATTATTTTCTTTTTTTACTGTTAGTTCTTTTAGCAAATGTTTTTACATTAGTTGGTTTACCACCAACGCCTTGTTTTTTTGCTCTCTTTCTTCTTACTGCACTTCTTTTTTGTGCTGCTGTCATTCTTGCTGCTTTAGAGGCTGGTACACACTTAGGATATTTTCTTTTACTACCTTTAGCAGATTTACGACCACATTTTTTGTGACCTCCACCTTTCTTTTTAGAACCAATATCTACCCAGTTTTCACTGAACCATTTTCTAAGTCCACCTCTATAAGCCATTATGCTCTATACCTACCACCACGTTTTTTATATTCTCTTACAAGCCAAGCATTAGCATAAGCAGAAGGATATACATCAAACTTTCTTTTAGCTGCTGCTTTTACTCTTGAATAAAGAGCTTTATTTGTTGGAGTAGGACTACCTTTTTTTCTTTTAGTTTTTTTTCTTTTTTTTGCCATACTATTGTATCACTTTCTTTATCTTGTCAAACACTTCTTGTTCATCAAATCTCATACTTATACCAGGTTCATATCTCATTACCTCTTTACCTTCTTTTAAAATAATAATAGTAGGAACTACTTTGATATTCCATTCTTTTTGAATGACTGCACCGATAGTTTTATTACTTAAATCTATTTCACCTACATAACAAAGTTTAGACAGCTTTTCTACTTTAACTCTATTTGCGTGATTCCAAGATGCATTAACTTGTACTACTGCACATTTTTGTATGTTCAATCCTTGTATTTCTGCAAAACTATCTAAGTTGACTGACTGTGAGTGCAACAAAGAAGATAACGAGCAAAAAGTTAATACCAAGTATGATATAAATTTGTTGTTCATCTGTAAACCTCATTAGTTTTTATTCATATCAAGTAAAGTTTCTTGAATCATTCTTGTATCGTCTTTAACAGAGTCTACCTTTTCTTCAAGTTTGTCTACTTTTTCTTCTGTATTTAATATAGAATCACGTATCATTTGGTCTTTTAAATCATATTCCATACGTGAAACTTCAGGCTCTGGTAATTCTTTAGCTAATTCAATCTCTGCTTGCAAAGAATACCACATACCTATAATCATACCTACAGTCACAAGTATGCTAACACCTGTCTCTATAGATAGGGTAAATTTAGTGTCTTTTCCTACTTCCATCTTTAATGCCTGCCTTTTCTAATCTGTGTTTGTTAAATATTTTTTTCCAACGTTTATCATACTCTGCTTTTGATATAGACATAGGTCTAGGCTTGTCTCCTTTTCCTGCTCCATTTGGTCCATTAAACATATTATACCAAGTTTGCAGGAACTACTGCTCTAGTTCCCCCTATTTTATCTACTTTCTTCATACCAAATTTTCTTAAACCTTCTTTATAGTTATTAAGAAATGTTTGTGCTAAAGCCATTTTAATTTGTGCTGTAGCAGGGTTTGCATCTTTTGCTGCTGCATCTAATAATGCGTGACCCTTTACATAATCTATTAACAAAGGTTGTAAACTATTATCCAAATCTAAAGTGTCAGTAATAGCATCTATTCTATCAGGGTCTCCTTTATAAGATATAATTATACCACCAGTAATAAAATTACTTGCACCTAATTGAACTGCTTTTAAATCTCCTTCAGAAGTTTCAGTTGTTGTTCCATCTCCTTCTGTAGTAGCGATAGCTATTCTATCTCCTTCTATCCACCATACAAAAGTATCAGAAGGGTCTGTATATGTACTTGATATTGCTCCCATTATAACTCCGTCCAGCTTGTATTTGTTTTACTATCAGCAATAGATTCATTATAAAATTGTTTTATTTGAGAAGGTGTTAACCTAGGTATCATTATATATTCACCATCTTTATTTAAAATAGAACATCTGTATATTTTATTAATACCTATTCCTTCTGCATCATTCAGTGCATACCATAACTGATTATGATTTAAATTTGTTTTAGCATTAGAATGATTTGAACTGTGTTGTCCAATGTCTAATAATGCCTGATTAATTAAATTTAATACATAGTTTTCTGATAATTCAGGAACTGCCTGTAGAACTCTACTATGTATTTCTTTACCTGTAAATGTTTTTACTGCCATCTTACACCCCTTGAAGTGTTTGTATTTGTTCTTTATATCTTGCGTCTATTTGTGCATACTGCTGTGTATACCATTGGTATTTTGCTTGGTCTTGACCTAATCTTGCTGTCATCTCTCCTATCAAACCTTGAGACTCTGAAAGAGATGCATTTACTTGTTTAATTCTCATATCTCCAATAGAAGTCCATTCTGCTAAATGTGTTTGAGCTCTTTGAATTTCTGTTTGAACTATAGCTAAAGCTGATGCGACAAGTTCTGTGTCTTCTGCTGCTTGAGCACCAAATGCATCTGTATTTGCATCAGGTTGGTTGTTGTTTATAACATCTTTTGCTTGGTCTAAAGCATCTTTTACTCTTGTAAGTTGTGAGCTTGTAGTTGTAAATGTATCTTCATCTCCAAAAACTGATTCAGTTTCAGCATTCATTTTATCTAAGTCTAGTTCTGCCTGTTCTAAAGCTTGTTTTACGCTACCAAGTGCGTTATCTATATCAGTGTTTGTTTGTAAATCATTCATTAATCTTTCCAGTGCATTTCTTGCTCCATATAAAACTACTGCTTCTTCTGCTTCATCTGGAAAGTCTGATATAGAACTAGAATTATATGCTACTGTTATAGACGTATCTATAGAAACTAATCTACTATCATTAGAACTAGCACTCACCGGAAAAGTATTTAATACATTCGTATATATAATGTATGCTGGGTCAGATGCAGTTGCTTTTTCCATATAATTAGCATCATTTACTTTACCCATCATTGATGGTGGTAACTCTCTACAAGGCATATGTAAATTACTATTACCTGCATCTTTTCTTAATACAGAAATAATTTTTTTACCTTCTACATCTATGTCATTTGTAAAATTATCTGTTTTTGCAATTCTTAATAATTTGTTTATTGGTAAAATGTTGAGCACCGTACGAGCACCTGCAGTTAACCAATCATCTACACTTGTTTGTTTTGCAGAAGAATCTGCATCAAATCCAGTTAAATCTTTTATTCTTGTTGCAAAGTTAGCCATTATTTTATCTCATTTATTTTTTTTATTTCTTCAAATAATTGTTTATATCCTTCTGATTGTTTTTGTTGAGCTTTTCTTATATCATCAAACGTGCTTGTAAGTTTATCTGCAGAAATGTGACCCTTTTGTGGTTTCAATGAAAACAAACTAGTTCCTCTGCTCATTCGTAATTCATCCATATCATATCTATGAACTTTGCTTAAAAATCCTTTTGGCAAACCTAAATCAAATACAGTCATATCTTGAAACTGCCCAGGAAGTTTAGAACCAGGTCCACCTAATTTATACATATCATATAAATCTTTATCAGCAGAAAGTATTTTACTAGAGTTTTTTTGTAACCAACTTACAGGTACTTCAAATTCTAAAATCAAAGGTTTTCTACTTGCAAAATCTGCAGGAATATTTGCTCCACTAAATCCTTTAGTTGCATATAGCTTTGCTATATCAGGATTAGTAGAAGTATATAATGCTTGAGAAGGTAAGTTTCTAGTAGCATCATCTACTCCAAAATATTGTCTTTGCATCATAGCTGAAGGTTCAGATAAATCTGTAGTGCTACCATAACGACCTAAAGTTCCTTTGTAAGCACCTTCTCTAGCTTGAATTATATCACCACCACCAATTATATTACCTTCAGGTACTTTTTTATCTAATCCAATTGAAGATTTCATTCTTGCTGCATCTTTTTCGAATGTTTTTTCATATCTTACGTCTGTAACTCCTCTATAAAACTTTACAATAGGTTCGTTATTTTTTTTTGCCTTTTCAAGCAATCTTAAACTACCAGCATATTGACCTACAAATGGTATCATAGCTACAGAAGAAAATAAAGCATCTCCATATTCTCCTTCTGCTAAATACAATGCTGTATCTGCTGCATCTGCAAAAATACCTACTCCAGGAGTAAGTCCAGCTGCTGCTAAAGCTAAATGAACGCTTTCTCTATTTATTTCTTTCTTCATCTCATCATTTTGCATTACATTATTTTCAGATACTATGTCTTGAGGACTTCTCATCCTTGACCTCTTTTCTTTTTCTTGTAATACTTTTTACTCATTTTATTGCCATATTTAGTTCTTTTTCCACGACCCTGTCTTGTTTTTTTAGGTCCATTACTTCTTCTAGTTTGTTTTTTGTATAAACCTCTCACAATTTACTTCCATTTAATAAGCGAATTTATCTTCTTCTCTCTTGCTTTTGCATTTTTTTCTTGAGTTTCTTTAATATGAACATTCATATCTTTTGTGCTAAAGTCTATCTGGTCTTTTCTTATAGCTGTAGCCATAGGAGTATCTCTAACAACAAATTGTGTGCTCCATTTTGAAGGATGAGCACGTTTGCCACAAGACCTGCAATTAAAATGACCTTCTGGATTTGGTGTATTACAATGCTGACAATTAGCCATACTACATATAAGTAATTATGTAAGCTACTCTACTTGCATCATATTTCACCGTGTTAATAGATATAATTGTATTATCTGTTAAAGATGCTATAAAAGTTTTTACTTCTTTAGCTAATGAACCATCAACAGAACTAGCTTCTACTGTTGCATCATTTATTATAACTTTAACTTCTACTCCACTATAATTTGCCATTTTTTTCTCCTATTATTTCTTATAAACTTTTTCTGCTCCAGCTATACCAAAGCTTCCTAATGTTACCCAAACAAATGAATTATAAATATAATCATTAACCATAAGTTCTATACCTATGATGCCCATAACTAAGTCTACAATTCCAAATACACACATTAAAGCAAAGGATATAAATCCTATAATTGCTTTTTCATTATACTCATTTTCGTCTTTAAATATACTCCACATAATAACTCCTTTTCGGGTTTTTGGGGTTAAACCTTTTTACGAATAACCCCACAGTACCCACACTGTTAATCTTCACAGATTATGTTATGCAATAGTTGTTGCATTAGCTGAGAAATCAGCATCACTTAGGTCTTTCACGTATGCTTGTGAAATCCACTGTACTCCATCAGATACAATATGTATTCTATCTCCTGGTGTAGCAGCAGCAGTAAATACAAAGAAGTCATCTCCAGTAGCTGCAAAGTTACCTGCAGCACCGTCAACTTCGTGTACTTGACCTATGTTGTCGCCTTGTCCGTATGCAATATTAACAACTTGGTCCATAGAACCATCTGTTACTGCAATACCTTCACTAACTACAACGTCACAATACCAACCTTTTAATCCTACACTAGGTAGAGTTATAGTTGTTTCAGCAGCAGGATTTACTACAAACAATTTGCCTGAGTCATCCTTAGTTAATGTTTTATCAGCAGTTACTGCTTCTAAATCATATTTTTTATACTGCTTTCCGTATTCTGCACTATTTTGTTCTAATACATTACCTTTAGCCATTTTACACTCCTTCTAGGTTAATCAAGTAGTGTGACTCAGGAAGACATACTTCAAGACCTGCTTCTGTAAGAATCATATCTTTTCTTAAGTCTTCATCTGCACCTTGTACATTAGTCATTACTTGAGTG